GAGAAAGATATTATAGCTTGGTCTAATCAAGATAAAGGAATGGTTAAAACAAATATTAAAGGTTGGCACTCACAAACAGATATGCATCAAAAACCTGAATATCAAAAACTAGTTAATATGTTATATGAAGCACAAAGAACTATTTATGATCAAGAACATTTAAATTCAGAGCCTGTACTAGGTAATATGTGGGCAAACATTAATCCACCAGGTGGAATGAATAGAGCTCATCAACATCCTAATTCTTTATGGTCTGGTGTTTATTATGTAAAAGCCCCAAAAAACTCTGGACATTTAAAAATAGATGATCCAAGATCTATAGCTTCTATGTCTAGACCCCAACAAAAAGAAGGTCCAGTACCGGCAAGACTATATAGGGAAACACACTATGAACCTATTGCTGGAAGATTGATTATGTTTCCATCTTGGGTTATCCATTGTGTTGATTCTAATGAATCAGATGATATAAGAATATCTGTGTCATTTAATTTTTTACAGAAAGGACTAATGGTATGACGTTTCAAAATAAAAAATATCAAGTAATTAAAAATGCTTTACCTTACGAACTAGCTAATTTTATATTTAATTATTTTTTACTTAAAAGAGATGCTGTTGGTTTTATGTATCAAAATAATATACATGCACAATCTCCAATATTAGGTAGTTGGACTGATGAACAAATACCCAATACTTTTTCTTGTTATGGTGATTTTGTAATGGATACTTTACTTGTTAAGATGTTACCTGTTATGAAACAAGAAACAAATTTAGATCTTATTCCAACATATTCATATGCTAGAGTTTATAAAAAAGGTGATGAACTTAAAAGACATAAAGATAGACCTAGTTGTGAGATATCAACTACAATACATTTAGGGGGTAACCCTTGGCCAATATTTATTGATGGTACAGGTGATAATAATGTCATTGATGAATACAAAAATATACACAAACCTAATGCTCCAGAGGGCACAGAAGTATTACTCGATGTAGGTGATATGTTAGTGTATAGTGGATGTGAATTAGAGCATTGGAGAAAACCCTTTGAGGGAGATGTGTGTGGTCAAGTATTTCTTCATTACAACCACGTAGATGGTCCTTTTGCTGAGAAAAATAAATTTGATGGTCGTCCTATGTTGGGTGTACCGTCAGGTATTAAAATTTGATATTTATCTCTTTTAACTATGTTTAAAAAATGATATAACCTATTTTATGCTTTTTGGATTCTCATCATTTGCGGAACAACCGTTTTCTACAGCCAGTGATAGTAATGAAGTAACTATCCAAGTACTAGGTAATGCTTTATCAATTAGTATTGGTAGCGTAGGAATTACAGCAGATTCTATTGTTGAAGATCCAGATCCAAATAGACTTACTTTAGGAACAGGTTCTATTACAATTACAGCAAATGCTGATATTAGTGTTACCGGTAACGCCACTGCACTAAACATAGGTTCTGTTATAGTACAAGCAGGTGCTACAGCGAATGTAGCTAAGAACTCATTGACGTTAGGTACTGGAAATGTTACAATAACTGGAACAGCGTTAGTAAATCCTACTGGATCACAATTAACAACAAACACAGGAGGAGCGTCTGTTATTACTTGGGAAGAAATAGTACCAGGTGTAGACATGACTTGGACGGAAATTAGTACATAAATTATGGCATCAACTTATTCATCAGATTTAAAATTAGAACTTATTACTACTGGTGAAAAAGCTGGTCTATGGGGAAGTATAACAAATACAAATTTAGAAATTTTACAACAATCTTCTTCAGGTTATTTATCTTTAGCTGTTGGAGGATCAGACATAACCTTGTCTTTAGATAATGGAGCTCCTTCAAATGGTAAAAATTTATATATTAAATTAACAGGTACTTTAACTGCTAATAGAACTGTAACAATGCCAGCAAGTGCAGAAAGAGTTTTTATTCTTGAAGATGCAACTGTCAGAGGAACATCAAATAGAACTTTAAGTGTATTAACAGCAAGTGGAACAGCTTTAGCTATACCTGTTGGAGCTACAATGTTAGTTAAATCAGATGGTACAAATACTACTAAAGGAATAACTCAAAAAGGTTATAATACAATTACAGATTCAAACACACCTTATACATCCATTTCAGGAGATCAAATTTTTGCTAACACAACAGCTAACCCAATTACAATACTTTTACCAGCCTCTCCTGATGTTGGAGATGAAGTAACTATTATTGATACTAGAGGAACTTGGGGATCTAATAACTGTATAATAAATAGAAATGGAAAACCTATTAATTCAGGTACAGCAAATTTAACATTAAATACTAATGGCCAGTCTATTACTTTAGTATATATAGACTCAACAAGAGGTTGGGCTTATAAAACAAATACAGCATAGGAGCTAAAAATGGCTCTTATTGATTTTAAAGTATTACCTGGAATTGATAAACAGGACACCACTTCAGGTGCAGAGTTTCGTTGGGTAGATTCAGACAACACCAGATTTAGATATAACTTACCGGAAAAGGTAGGAGGTTGGTCTTCGTTATTAACGGATACTATTGTAGGTGTTGCTAGAAAAGAATTTGCATTCGTAGATTTGGATGGCAACAGATATGTCGCAATAGGAACAGATAAATTTTTACTTATATATTTTGAAGGTCAGTTATTTGATATCACACCTTTAAAACCAGGTTTAGCTTCTTCTACCATTGCAACTGTTAATAATTCTCCAATTTGTACAATAACTACAGCTAATGCTCATAATTTAGAATCTGGAGATATAGTTTTATTTGCTAGCGTTACATTACCTAGTAATACTGGATATAGTACAAGTGATTTTGATGATAAATTATTTCAAGTAACTACAGCACCTACAACAACAACTTTTACAATTACTCAAAGTAGTCCTGCAGCAACTACCGTATCTACAGGAGGAAGTATTTCTGTAATACCTTATGAAACAGTAGGTCCTGCAGCACAAACTTATGGTTATGGTTTTGGTATTTCTCAATATGGGGGACCTGTTTCAGGAGCTCTAACAAATACTTTATCTTCAGGAATTAATAATAGTGTAAATATAATTCCAGTTACATCTAATACAGGTTTTCCTACAGCAGGAACTATTTTAATTGGTACAGAACTTATTACTTATACTGGTAAAGGAACTAATACATTAACTGGAGCAACACGAGGAGCCTTAGGTACAACAGAAGCAGCCCATAGTAATTCTGCTGTAGTTACTGATGCCTCTGATTATACTGGTTGGGGTTCAGCTGTCCAGGCTTCACAAGTTACTCTAGAATCTGCTTTATGGTCATTAAGTAATTTTGGTCAAGTATTGGTTGCAACTATTGGAAATGGTAAAACATTTACCTGGAATGCAGGTATTGCAGCAAGATTTACAACTAGAGCATCAACAGGTACTTCAGGTTTTTCAACTGCAAATAATCCAACAGCTACAAGAGTTACTTTAGTTTCACCTACAACACGTCACTTAATTCATTTAGGAACTGAAACTGTTATTGGAGACGCTTCATCTCAAGATGATATGTTTATAAGATTTTCTCAACAAGAAAATATTAATGACTATGTTCCTACTTCTATTAACTCAGCAGGGTCTCAAAGATTACAAGATGGAACAAAAATTATAGGAGCTTTAAAAGCTAAAGAAACTATTCTTGTTTGGACAGATAATGCTGTCTACACTATGAAATTTATTGGAGCTCCATTTACATTTGGCTTTGAACAAGTAGGTACTAACTGTGGATTAATAGGTAAGAATGCTGCAATTGAAATAGATGGTGTAGCTTTTTGGATGTCTTCTAATGGATTTTTTATGTTTGATGGTACGGTTAAATCGTTACCTTGTTCTGTTGAAGATTATGTATATAATCAAATAGATACTACTAAAGGCCAACAAATTTGTGCAGGTATTAATAATTTATTTACAGAGGTTACTTGGTATTACCCTTCTACTAATTCAGAATTTAATGATCAATATGTGGTATTTAACTATGGTGAAGCAATGAAAGGTGGAGTCTGGTATATAGGAACGGAAGCTAGAACAACTTGGATTGATGCTACTATTTATCCAAAACCTATTGCAACTAAATATAATAGTACTTCTAATGGTACTTTTCCAGCAATAATAGGACAAGATACTTTAGGACAAACAATATTATTTGAACATGAAGTAGGTACTGATCAAATTAATCCAGATGGGTCAACTACTACAGTTACTTCTTTTGTTAAATCATATGATTTTGACCTACAATCAAAACAAAAAGGACCTGATGGTAAATCTTCAGGACCAGCAATATCAGGTGAAACATTTTTAGCAGTAAGGAGATTTGTACCTGATTTTAAAAATTTACAGGGAGATGCTAAAATAACATTAAGTGTTAAACGATATCCTCAACAATCTGATACTGCAACAGTTTTAAGTCCCTTTACAATTAACTCAACTACTGATAAGAAAGACACTAGAGCAAGAGGCCGTTTCGTCAACATCAAAATAGAAAATGATGGTGCAGGTGAAAGTTGGCGTTTTGGAACATTCAGAATTGACGTACAACCAGACGGAAGAAGATAATGGCAAAAACTTTATACGATTTAGCACTAGATTATTTAAATCAGGGACTGCCTGATATAAATCAGGCACCAAGGAACACTTCTCCTGGGACAACTTCTCCTGGGACAACTTCTCCTGGGACAACTACAAATCCTACAGATTATTTTAATCTTCCAGCAGCAAATATATTACCTAGCCCCGGTGATGATGGTGGTATTACAAATAATATTATAAGTACACCTGAACAAGGAAATACGGAAGAACAACAAAGATTAATTAATGAAGGTATTGGTTTACAAACAGGACCTGGTAGCCCTATATTTGCACCAGGAGAAATGCCACTTACACAAGCAGATATAAATCAATTTAATTCAGGATTAACTGCAGATCAAGGTGGAGGAGTAGGTGGTTCTTATGATGCAGCGGGTTTAGATATAGTAGAAAATAATCCATATGGTACTAATCCCAACACAGGAAATCCTTACACACAACCAAGAACTATTGCTGATCAAAATGCGGTATTAGGTCAAACTAACGAAACAAACAACGTATTAAACAATGCTAAAAATTTAGGAATAGCAGGTCTTGATAATGTAATTGAATTTGGTGGTAAAAGTATTGATGTAGGTAAGTCTCTAGCAGGTGCAGCATTATCTTCTATGGTAGGAATACCTGGTATTGGTCTTGCTTTAAATGCATTACCTGAAAGAGATCAAAGACAAAATGAATTAGATAATTTATATGATGTAGAAAATGGAACAATACAAAGTGGTCTTATGAAAGGGTATAATCCTGTATCAGGTAATCCTTTAGATCCAAATTTTGGACTACAAGATGCTTATCAAGATAGAATTGATACAATAGAAGAAACAATAGAACGTAAAAGTGACGCTGATAAAAATTATGATAAAACAGAATTACAAAATAGAATTAATCAATTGGAAATTGATAAAGCAAAAGAAGCAGATATTTTAAATCTTTATGAAGGAGACATTAATCCAGAAGGTACGGGCGATGCTAGTATTGCAGAAAAAATTGCAGAAAATAATAGATTAGGTATACCAAGTGACATAGGTGTCGAAGGTGAAGGTAGATTTTCAGATAAAGTATCTTATGACGGACAAAAAATTCCACAATCTCTTGTAGACGGATTTAATCAATCAATATATTCAGGGGGTGAAGGTGACATATCTGATTATAGTTTAGATGAGTTAAGTAGATTTTCACCTGTAAATCAAAACAGGGGAAGTATGTTTGATTTACAATATGAACCTGTAAGTACTCCAAGTGGAGAAAATCTTTTTGGAAGACCAGATGAACCTGTAAGTACTCCAAGTGGAGTAAATCCTTTTGCAGATATAGACACAGGAGTTGGAGAGTTTGATTTACAAGATGAACCTGTAAGTACTCCAAGTGGAGAAAATCTTTTTGGAAGACCAGATGAACCTGTAAGTACTCCAAGTGGAGTAAATCCTTTTGCAGATATAGACACAGGAGTTGGAGAGTTTGACACTGCCCCAGGAACAGGAATAAACAGTATAGCAGGAGTAGACAGTATACCATCAGGTTTTTTAACTGAAGAACAATATAACAATATACAAATACCATCTGATATACCAAAAGACGAAGTTTTTCTTGATGAAAGATTAGGTTATGTAGATGCCGATGGAAATTCTATACCTAATCCAAATGCAATAGGAGATACTGTAGAAACTAAACAATTATCAGACGATCTTGTAGCAGGTTTTCAAGCACAACTTGATAGTTTAGAGGGTCAAAGAGAACAATTAGATGATCTTGGTATAGACCCAACAGAAATAGATAATGCTATTGAAGAAATACAAGATAAAATAAAAGGAGTTAAATCAAACACAGTAACAGCCGAAAAGGCTTCATTTAGTCGAACAGGTAGTGATGATGGTCCTGCACCAGCAGCACCAAGTGCAGCTACTCAAGCTGCTGCTTCTAGAAACGAAAGCGCATATGAATCTGCAGCATATGATGCACCAGCACCTACACCAGCACCTGCTTATAGACCTGCCACAGTTCAACGACCTGGATCAGGCGGCGGAGACAGTGGTGGCGGTAGTCCTGGAGGCGGAGGTAAAGTAGTTTGTACCATGATGAATGAGTCATATGGTTTTGGATCATTTAGAAATAAAATATGGATGAAGTTTCACAAAGACATTGCACCAGAATATCAAAAAGGATATCACAAAATATTTTTACCATTAATTAAAATAGCTAAAACAAATAGAGTAGTTAAAAAGGTATTAGAACATATTGCAGTACATAGTACTATAGACATGAGACAGGCAACAAGAGGCAAGACTCATTTATTAGGTAGAGTATATAGAAAAATTATTTTACCACTTTGTTATTTTGTAGGGAAACATGGCTAAAATAGTAATCAGGATACCTGAACCTAAAGAGGAATATGATATCTCTAACCAAAAACAAATTAATAGAGCAATAGCTTTAGTTGTAGAACAATTAAATTCTACGTTTTTAAACGAACAAAAACAAGAACAAGAAAGGTTTACGTGGTTTAATGGCTAATATATATTTAAATTCAAAAAAAGATTTAACAACTAATAATACTACAAGGTTATATAATGTACCTTCAAATTCTAGGGCTATTGTTAAATCTATTTTAGTTAGTAGTGATAATGGAAGTGCTACTACTATTACTGTAGATTTGTTTGACGGTGATCCAGCAGCAAGTGCTGCTAAATTTACTTTGTTTAAAACTAGAGCCATAGCTGCTAATGCATCAGAGCAGTTATTGACAGAACCTTTAATTATGTTAGAAAATGAAGTATTAGAAGTAACAGCAGGTGATGCAAACAGATTGTTTGTAGTGTCATCAATACTAGAAATTAACCGAGAATAAAAATAAATATGTCATTTATAGAAACAGAAGCATCCGTAAGATACGAAATAGTTAATAATAAAAAAACCATGATTATCACACCTAAATGTGAGGTAACTTTAACTAATATGGAAACAGGACAAGAATATATGTCTGATGCAGAAGCATTAGCTGATGTACAGAACTCTGGTACAGATACTAAGCCAGAACATATACGTAGAGATGTAAATATAACTGTAGAAGAATTTAATCTAGGAGCCGGTTCTGAGTTGTAAAATAACTAATTTTGCTGTATAATAAGCTATGCCAATTTCAAGAATGCAAAACCCCAGACAACTTTACGGACTAGGAAGTATAGTTAAATCTATAGGTAAAGGTGTTAAAA